ATCACCTCCGCGGACTGGTAAGAAAAAATCTTCGGTGATATTTTGCATATTATATTTTAAATTATAATCACCAGTAGCTTCATCGACAACAGGAGCTTTTTTCATTTTATTAATAACTTGTTGCATATAATTTTCAACTTCAGCTGGTGGTATATTTCCAATATCTAATTTAAAAATTCTTTTTTCAGGAGCTCTCATAATACGATGTATCAACATAGCATCTTCCATAAGAGTTAACTGTTTATATATCTTACGAGCACCTTCAACTTGAGACTTACCATATGGAAGATAATTAGAATCTGAAAGTAATCTAAAGTGAGCTACTTCATAATTCTCCAATTCTTCTTTTGTTGAAGACTTTTCTGATTTAAATCTATGTTCAGATGTCATTGCTTCGATTAAGTATTTTACATACTCAGGATTTTCAGGATCTAATCCTTCCAATCTAGATACATCATAAACTGAAAGTGGGACTACATTTGTAATACCATACTTTTCATTTATCTCTAATTTCAAAAAGAAGTCACCATACTTACACATATTACGAATCCAAGGCCATAGGTTAAATTCTATGTTAACAATATCATAAAAAAGATTATGTAGTATTTCTTTAATCTGTTCATTGTCGGTATTGATTTTTAGAACTTCACCGTATTCAGATTTCATTGTTGATTCATCTGCATAAATGTCTAAAGCAGATGATATTATAGCATCTGAATCCATTGACTCATAATCTTTAAATAAATTAAGTCTCATGGATTTTGTTAGTAACGAATCAGAATACCCACTAAGGCCTGCTCCAGTAAATATTTTTTGATATCTATCTACTAAGTTAGATTTGTTTAACGCTTGTGTACGACTTGTATCACTAACTTTTAATTTTTTGCCACCAACGTTTCTAACAATAACGTTAGTTGAAAATAATCTTCTTAGTCTACTAAATAAGCTTGTATCAGCCATTTTTTACCTCTTTAATTAAAGTAACCAATCTAACGATTCTTGTTCTTTATTTACTTCCATTGTCCAAGAATCATTTTGGTTGTTGTTTGGTGTATACACACCTTGATTTGATGTTATGTTATTCATAGCTTTTTTTTGTAAATTTATACCTTCAGCTCTCAATCTCAATGCAGTTTCTCGTATCCATAAACCCATAGCATAAGACATCACTAAGTCATCATTATATCCTGACATAGCTTCTGCCCTACTACCATTGTATATAAATACAAACAACTCATCAATTAATCGATTTGAACGTACCTTTACTAATTTTTCTCTAAAAAACTCTTCTAGTTTAGCAACTACTAAAGGTCTTGTTTTTTGTGTTAATGTAAATCCAGGAATGAGTTGTTTCTCTGCTCTGTTAATTTTATTATTTACCTGTCTATGTACATCAACCACTTGTAAATCTTTACTCATATAAAATAGATTATCATACTCTCTATCTATACATTGTTGTATTGTAGCCCAACCAATATTGTTGTTCTCTATAACTAGTAAGGCATTGTTGTATTCGATAGAAATATTTACCAGTAGATTACCGTAATCCCTAGTAGAAACTCTACCCTTATACTCAGCTACTTGTTCTAAACTTTCAACATCCATAATGTGAAATGCAGAGTAGTCGGTTGAATCACCACGAGCGACATCTGCACATACTATATAATCTTTAGTGTAGTTTGGTGGTTGCCAAATCCAAACATTACTGTCTACTCCTCGTTTTTCAATTGGTTCTTGAACTTGTGTAGTTCTATATTCTTCTAAAATTACACCATCAACTACAGATTGACCAGAGGTAATAAAGTCACAATCACATTCTTGAGCAGCTAACGAAGGACCTAAAAGGGTATCTTGTTCATCTCTCCAATCTTGTTCTCTATCTGGATGTACTGTCCAATGTAATTTAATAAAGTTAAAATCATTCAAACCATCTTCAGCATCCATCCAAGTTCTATGAAACCAATTACCAACACCATTGGGTGTGGAAAGAGCTATACATTGTCCACCAGTAGATAGAGTCTGTGAAGCCGCTGCCCATATATTATCAATTCTATCAATAAATGCAGCCTCATCTAATATTAGTAGTGATAGAGCTTCTGAACGACCACTATCTTCACCACTTGATACAGCTTTTACTTGTGAACCATTTTTATATCTCAATGATAATTTATTATCTTCAACACATTTTTGTTTTAACCAAGATGGTAAGTTAGCGTGCATTACTCTTACTTTGGTTACTAAATTTTTAGCAACTTCTTGTTTAGTGGCAATTACTAATATGTTTTTATCTTGATGAAATGTCATCATCCATAGTGAGTATCCAGCTGTAATTGTAGATATACCTAACTGTCTAGCTTTCAAAATAACATTAAAACGATGTTCTGAAAAATCTTCTATTGTTTTTTCTTGAAAATCATAAAGGGCAAATGGTATTTTACCTTTTATTGGATGTTGAATCATACAATATTTTTTCAAGAAGTAAATAGGATCAGCAGCACATTTAACGTATTCCTGTTTTATTACATCTTTTAATTGTCCTTTATTATTTCTCTGCATTTTTATCCATACTTATTATATATAAATATACTATTCTAAAGAATCTTCTATTTTTTGTAAATACTCTAAAGCTTCATCAGCTTGGTTTATTATACTGGATTTATCACTAACCCACTTTTCTTTATCGACAGAATATCCATCTGGTCTAAATTGTTGTAGAAACTCAGGTGTTTTTTGTTTTTTAAATTGTTCTATAGTTTCTTTTTGTTCTTCTATCCAAGCTTTTTTGTTTGCAATTACTTTTTTTCTAGCCCATTCGTCATATGTACCATCTATTCTCATTTTAGTTTCATCTTTAACTTGACAAGTTAGACAATGACCGTATAACATATGCATTTTATCATCTAATTTTTTTTTCATGACTTTATCACATTTTGGACAGAACCAAGGTGTCCTAGCTGCTTTTAAAGCTTCGGAACGTTCATTTGCTTCTTCTCTTTCCTTTACTATTTGTTTTTGTCGTTCTTTTTTCTCTTTAGTATCTTCCATAGCTACAAAAATACGTTTTTCAGGTGTTCCACCGTCTAAAATTGTCTGTAATGCATCATTTTGTCTTTTATTTTCTCTACTATATCCCATTGTAACTCCTATACGAACTTTAACATTCCTAATATTTGATTTGCTGGTGCAAAAGCACCCGTGTACTTAAATAATTTACCTTTGTAGACAAATGTTATACCTTCACTTGGTACAACTGCCTTTAAACCACCAATAGCCTTTAATCTATCTAACTGAACCTTTAATGTGTTCAATACTTTCGGGTCTTTCGACTTTTTAACCTTAGATATTGCACTTTTTAAATCTTTTCTTATTTGTTGAGCTGATTTTGATGGGTTTGCTGCTATAAAGTCACTAAGATTGGATAATATCTCTGCTCCCAACTCAAAGAAAAGAACTTCCCAATCTCTAATGTGTTGTTTTTGTAATTTTGCATGGTCTATCTTGTCTGTATTTAATACCCAATTTAAAAATTTAGGGTATTTCTGTAAATCTTTTCTAATTTGTGGTATTTTATATGATTTATCAAAGAATGCCCATCGTTTTGTTAACTTCATAAGAACATCGTTAGCTGGATTCTTATAATCTGTCTGTTTAGCACCATTATAGATGTATTCCATCCAATAAGCTTGATGATAATCAGCTAATGTATCTCTGTCACCCAACTGATATTGACTTTGTAGTTTATTTAACTTACCTAAAAAGTAACTTTGTCTCTTTGCAAAGTTTTTTACTTTAGGTAGATTAGTTATAAATGGTTTTGTGATACTATATGTCTTTTGTATGTTTTGATTTATCTGTTTTATCATACCAGCTAATACTCTAGCACTTCCTCTGTCTTCTCCAATGGGAGAACCTGCAGTATCATACTCAATTGTACCGTGAAATTGTAATAATGATTTATCATATGGTATTACGTTTGCTGTTTTTGGATAAATAACTTCCAAAGACATAAACTTTTTACCTTCTCCGAATATTTTGTCTTTTTGTTTTTTACTTAAACCCTTTAGAGCCTTTTCTAAATCTCTCATAGCTGATACAAATGCTGTTTCTATTTCACCTCTACCAGCAAACATATTTTTAATACCACTAACACTCAATGCATTAGCACCATGATTCTTAATATGTCCTTTATTACGAGCTGCGATAAGTTTATCATTTTTCCAACTTATCATTATATTCTGACCATCTGTTTTTTCTGTAACCGCTCCTTCGCTATCAAGATTACCTTGTAGTGTATTAATAATTAGTGTCTTAAAATCTGAAAATGTAAGATTTTTGTCATCGAAAGGATGATTGAGGTGTCCGTATGCACCACCTTCTATCAACAACTTAACTTCTTGGTTTAAATTAATTGATTCCTTTATTTTTAATTTTTTCTTTTCTGTATTTCCTACATTATCATCACCAACACCAGGTAAAACAGAAGTTTCTACTTCTACACCAGTATAATTCTTACCATCTGGTGTTATACCCATCCATTTAATCAATTCATATCCTATATTACGTAATACAGTTCCTTCTATATAGTCTTTATAAGACTTTATTGGATTGGTTGTACCAAATCTAGTACCATATTCACCAGATTGTTTTTTACCGTAAGCCACTGCAGGAACTACATTATAATTCAATGTATAATCAAAATCAGGATTGATAGCATGTTTACCTAAAATGTACTGAATTACTTCCCAACCAGTATCACTATACATTGAGTCCAACCATTCTTTTGAATATTTTTTATAATCATTAAAACCTCTGTAAAATGTTGGAGGTCCATCATCTGTTGGACTTGTTGCGGTGTGACTACCTTCAGATATTATTTCTTTTAAATCTATATCAACTACAAAATTTTCTATAACTTCAAATAACTTTTTAAACTTATTGGTCATCATAGTGTAAATACCTTTATCGTAATACCCAAATACTTTTTTGAAAGATTTTACCCTATCACTATCATCAAGTTTCGGGTCACCTAAAAGTTTTCTCATCTGTGTTCCACTAACCGAACCGAATTGAGGTGCTGTTATAAAGTATCCATTTTCTTCGTATCCTTTTATACTACCTTTACTCTTTTTATAATCTTGAAAGTATTTACCCTTACCAGCTTTTAATCTACCAGCATCCTTCTTACCAAAGGCATATACTACAGCAGTTGTGTCTTTATTAAATTTAGATAGTAAGTTCTTTGCTACATAAGGTGACTTTTCCATAACGATACGATTCTTTGGAATACCCATCTTTACCATGTGACGAACTTTTTCTTTGAAGTCCATTGGATGTCTTGGTGGTTGTTTGATGTTAGATGTTGTTATGTAAACCTCATCTGCCTGTGTTTTTAACCAATTGTATGTGGCTAGATGTCCACTATGAAATGGTTGAAATCTCCCACCGAATACACCGATAGTTTTTTTGATTTCTTTTTGTTCCATTAGTTTGACATCAAATCTTTTCTTTGTCTTTTCATCTCTTACATGAAAGGTAGATTTACCTTTCTTTTTCATATGTCCTATTACTGTCCAAGCACCAGATTCTCTTTTCTTATCAAAAACTTTATCTGTTACAGTCCTTTGAACTTCATTTACTTTTTTGTAACCACTACCATAAGGAACTGAAGTATTACCTTTCTTTTTCATCTTCTTTACCATCTTACGACTTGGTGATGGTAATGTACCAGCAGGCGCACCAAACTCTTCGTTTGTATCCTTCTTCATTATTCTAAATTTTAAAGCAGTCCTACCATTGATAAGTAAGTCTCCCTTTTCATTATAATCAATAGACTTAACGACTACCTTTTTATTCTTAAATCTACCCATAAGAACTGTATCACCTATATCAACAGGAACTTTTATGGATTCAAAGAAACGAGATTGACCTGGATCCTTAAATACTTTTTGATGTTTCTTTTCTCTTCGTAACCAAGCTTTACCAACCTTACTCTTAATTGGTTTCTTTAAAAAAGTATCTATACCCTTACTAACCAACATCTTAAAATGTTTAGTTATTTGAGAATCCGATAACATCTTATTATTCTGAACAATCATAAAGTTAGAACCACCGAATAAACCTTGAAAAGCACCTAAATTACCTTGAACATCTTCCCAACTTTTTTCAACGATAGCATCTGGTACAACCCTATCTCTCTTTTCGTTTCGTTCCCTAGCAATCTTTAATGAGGTATTTACGAAAACCATATAGGTATCGTAAC